AGCGAGACTATCGCCGACGAAATCGCCACTCAAGCAAGCTTGAGTGAAGAAGAACGAGCCCTCTTCATCCGTTCGCTAACCAGGCACATTTTCCTTATGCCCGATGGTAGCAAACGTCGTCAGAAGACTGGACAACTGATGGGGTCCATTACCTCGTTCCCTGTACTGTGTGTCGCAAACGCGGCGTCTTGCCGTTATGGTCTGGAAGCCACCCGCAAAAGAGTCTTGACTCTTCGCGAGTGCCCCCTTCTCATTAATGGCGATGATGCCGCGTTCCCTGCCAACCGATGGGGTCGCCACGTGTGGTCGACCCTGTCAACGGTGATGGGACTCATTCCGAGCGTTGGAAAGTGCTACTCTTCCACGGAATTTGTGAACATCAACAGTACATTCTTCAGATTCACTGCAAACGACCCTGCAGTTCCGGATCGCAAATTCTGCCTGATCCACTACGTTAACCTTGGCCTAATGTCAGGACAACAGCGAGCTGTTGCCCCTGGCGTGAAGAAGGGAAACGTATTCAATCCTGGAACGGGGCGCACCATCGGTGCCCGTTCTCGCGAATTGTGGCGGCTTACTCCGAGTTGTCTCAGACCACAGGTGTCACGACTCTTCATCATGAAGAACCTAGAGACTCTCAAGGAGTTGAATTTGCCATGGGGTGTTCCCGAACACCTTGGTGGACTTGGTATAGCCGGCGCGTCAGTCAAGGAAACTGACATTCGCCTGTCTCGCGCTATGATTGCCGACGGAGTTGTTGTCCCTGCTATCACAACAGCTCAGGCCTGGCAAACACGACAACTCGCTGTCGAACAGCTGCCTCCGGGGAATACCCATGTGAAGCTGTCCAGTGAGGAGTCGGAGCGGTACGAGCGGTGGCTTGGTCTGCTCGGGGTTGATCTTCTCTTTCGATCTGACCCCGGACTGCCACGCGGCGAATCGAGCATGGAATGGCTCGAGCGACGGATATACTCAATTGTGCAGGAAAGCCGGTCTTTGGCTTCACAGTTCCGGCCTCTGGTGGCCCTTTGGCGACGACGCATCAAAAAACAAGCGTTCGCGCCGACGAGCCTGATCTCCTCCGAGTCCGTCGACGGTACCATCGTTAAGATGATGGCGACTGTTGACTACGACGAGGATGACCCAGAAGCTGGCCTGCCTGCATTCATGCGCACCAGGCGCATGGACCACGAAGGGGTGCGTGTGAGAGAAATGCTGAGTCTAAGAGGCGCGCCGCGCCCCCTCAGCATGCCCAATTTGGCGCAAGCAAACCAACCACCATTGTTCTCAGAACCTCACGGGGAGACGACCTCCGTACTCGGGACTGCTGCACGCAGCAGAATTCCCGTGCCGGTTGAGTCAGAACTCGAGGCATTCCCAAGGGGAGCCGTTGAAGCATATGAGTCCAAGCGACAAGCTACTAACCCCGCACTGGTTGTGCGACGAGAGGAGCTGTCATGGTGGGCTGGTGCGCCGGGGATGGGTCTGTAAC